CCAGCTTCATAGTCTACTAAATTTCTAGCAATTTTATCAACTCTTTGCTCTCCTTTGTATTTTCTAAAATCATAATTGTGAAATTTGCACCATTGACTAACTTCATCTTTTCCCTCCATTATTGATGATTTTCTTTCTCCTAAATCATTTGGTAATTTAAAATTAGTCCAATATAAATGCCTACCTCTTTTAGCAGCTGGAATTAATGGCTCATAGTATGGTATTACATTTTCTACTACAAATTTTCCTTTAAAATAATGTTTTAAAAATATAATTTCTTCATATAATTTTAAATCTGGAAATTCTGCTTTAGTAGTTGTATGTCTAGCAAATCTTGCTCTAGAATGGCTTGGGCAAGGTGGTGAACTCCAAATGAAATCAAACTCTTTGTAATGGTGTAATAAGTATTGGTGTGCATCAGCAACGATAACAGTATCATTTGGAAATCTTTCTTGATACATTTCTGCAAGTACAGAATCTAATTCAATAGCAGTAACTTCACAATCTTGCCATAGATACCTATTCCCTCCTAGACAAGCATATAAATTTAATACTTTCATAATTTTTTTTTTAGTGATTAGACTACAAATGTAATCGTATTTTTTTTAATAACAAATTTTTAATACTTCTTTATAATTGATGCTTGACTTTCTGTAATCATATAGCACTGCTTGTCTATTAATTCGGAATTTCCGAACTTCTCATTGACTTTACAATTTATTGCTACTGGCTCTGGTAAGACCAGCTTATCTAAAAAATACAGATAGTTTCCTTTGCAATCAAACACATAATAAAACTTCATACATTTTTCTGCCATTAGCTTATCATATTTGTACTTTTCTAGAACTTTGGTAGAATAGTATTGATGCCTTAATTTAAACTCTATAACACAATCAAAACCTTTAGGAGTTTTACCTTTTGCGTCGTAGTGTTCAAACTCTCCACCAGTCCATTCCAATTCCCAGCCATCTAAATTCATCAGTAAAATAATTCCTTTTTCCCATTGGTGGTGTGATGTTTCGTTACTCTCCATTTTCAAACACTTTATTAATTGCGTTAATCATAGCTTGTATCTTTTCTGGAGAACACTTGCAGACATAATCTACTGGCATATCATTTAACCTAGCATATATCTCACAAATCGCTTTGTATTCGTCATTCTCTAGGTAGCGTTTAGTTTCTTTCCTAAAGTTCTCCCAATATTCAAAATCATCTTTATTCATTTTCTTTTTCGTTTACAAATTCTTTGAATCCGTTTATTACTGTTTGACTTGCAAAACCATTAGCAATTAATAAATTAGCAAATATATCAATGTAATCTTCAATACTACAGTCTTCATGATTCACAAAGGTAGTATGGGTTTTATCATAATTCTCGATTGATATTTTCATTTTCTTTTAAATTCAAAATCGTTTAAAAATTCTTTTCGTTTGTCGCAGTTGCAGTTTGGATTGATTTTTTTTACCAGCCACTTAATTCCAGTAACTGTAAATAACCACTCCAGTTTATCTCCTAGCATCATCTTTTAATTTCTTTATATTGTTATTTAAAAAGAATGCATAGGATATTATAAACTTGCCATCTGGACATAAATAGAATGCTAAATCAAGTAACTCTAACACTATCCATATTTTTATTTTTCTTATCATAATCTTAATCTTTTAACTTCTAGTGATACTTCATTCCAGTAGTTGCAGACATTTGTCTCATTTGACTTTCTGCTTTGTGTTATTATTCCATTTACTATTTCTTTTAAATAATCGTAAGGATATTTATTTAATAATAGCACTGCTCTTTCACTTGCAGTAAATTGTTCTGTTAAGTTAAAATTCATCTCTAATTTGTCTTTTAATAATGTTAATTGTGTTTCTTATGCTCCAGTAGGATATATTTAATTCCTTGCTTAATTTGGTAACATTTCTTTTTTCTACCAGCACTAATTGATAAAGTGATTTGATGTAATAGAGTTGTGCTTTCTCTTCTGTATAACCTTTGATGCTATCTATTTTGTTATCTATAAAAACAACCCAATTAGCAACCTTTTGCTTTTGCAGATAAAAATCATTTTTTTCAATATATTCTTCATCATCTATAAAGTCTATGTCTTCATTTAATTCCAGAAGAATCATTCTATCAGCAGTTCTAATATTACTAGTGTACATATTTTTTAAAGTAACATAAACAAAGTAGAAGTTTATGCTTGTCTCATCATACATCAAATCATTATCTTTTCTTAAACTATAATCATATAACTTGAGATACATATCTTGCACATAATCTTCTGCATTGTCTTTTGAACAACCAAAAGAAATCATATATTTTAACCACATATTGTGTTTTTCAGCAAGTATCTCAAGTATATTTTTCATAAGAAGTTTATTTGGCTTTCCTTAATAATTCTTAATATTGATTTTCCATTAATACTGAAACCTACATTGTTTTGAAGTGCAACAATTTCAATAGGGTTGTCAATAGCAGTTGGTCTGCCTCCAGTTTCAATCTCTTTTACTTTTCTAATATGTATCATAGTAGTTGTATAAAGTTGTGGATGCAAAGTTAGTCTATGTATTACAATAAAATCATCTGCTCTGTTTACAAATTTTCCACCTCCCTCAACATCAGAAGCCATTGGTGGTAATGGATGTCCAGCAAACAGATGTTCATTCCTATAAACCATTCTTAAAGCATTGGTGTTTGCGTGAGTATTTAACCATAATGAAACTTTATTTTCTTTGCAGAACATTCTCATCTCTGTACACGCTTGGTAGTCGTATTCGTGACCACCTAAATTCTTCATCTGCTCGTTGTCTTTGACCAGTGCATTGTACGGGTCTAAAAGAATACCATTGTAGTTGAATTCTTTCTTTACTTCTTTAAACATTGTAAGTGCTGTGTGATAGTCATACATTACAGAGTTGTCTACAAACTTAAAATGCTTATTTATAAAATCTGTATGCTCTTTGAAGTTACTTTCAGAAATTAAATTAATTGGTGTTTCGTCTAAAAATTCTACCAGCTTTCTGATTAAAGAATAACTATCATTTTCTGTACTGCATACTAACCACTTTAAAGAATGCTTAACTGAATAGCATAGCATTAAATAGAGTATAGAGGTAGTTTTACCAACATTAGCGTGTCCAAGTACAATATTGAAATTTGATGTCTTAAAACGTATGTATTCATCTAATTCTGGTATGTCTAGTTTCAATCCCTCTTTCAGTTTGCCAGATCTAATATTTCTAATTATGTCCAGTTGTTGTTTATAGTCTATTAACATTGTTTTGTGTAATTGATTAAACCCCAAAATAAACTAACCTTAATACTCTTTTTTGTTTCTTCAACTGGCTCTATATGTTTAATTACTGTTCTCTTTTTTCTCGGTGTAGGTTGTTTGTCCTCTGATTGTAAAATTAAACTATTTTGACTATTTTTATTTTCTAATAACGCTTCTTTTAATTTTTCTTTGTTTTTAGAGTTTGTAACTCTATCTCTCTGATTTTTTAAAAGTTCATTAGCCATCTCCAGAGTTGGTCTGTTTCCAATCCATCTAAAGTCTCCTAAACCTACTTTTTTAATTATATTCATTTCAATCAAATTAGTAGATAAATTTCTAGCTACTTTATGCTTGTTAGTCAAATCACCAAAAGAGATATGCTCTTTACTTTTCATTTTAAAATTAGCTTCTTTTAGAAAGTTTAAATATCTAAATTGTGCATTACTTCTTACTACTATTTTTTTTAAATCTTCGTTCATTATATTTGTTTTTAGTGTTTATAAAAAAAGCTGGAGTAATTAACTCCAGCCATATTGTTTTTAAAATGGTAAATCATCTCCTTCAACTTCTCCAGTATTTGGATTTAATGATAAATTAGAATTTCTGTCTGGCATAAAGCTACTAGCAGATTTTTCTTTCTCTCCAGTAGTTATTTTCCAAGCAGTAAGGTTTACATAGTACTTTCCTTGCCATTCGCTTCCTTGTACGTTAATTGATACATTTACAAATTGCCCTATTTTGTATCCATCTAATACATTGCATTTATCTTGAGTAAAATCAATCGGTATTGACTGTGGATATTGACTGTCTGTTTTAATAACTAACTGGCGTTTCTTAAATCCTTTTGCTCCAAATGTTTCTGTTTGTCCGATGACTATTATTGTTCCTTGTAATTCCATTTCTACTTGCTTAATAATTTAGATTTAACTTCTTCAGACAGTTTGTACTTTGTTTCTACAATAGCAATATCTCCACCACCATCAAGATAATCTTTGGCTTTCAAAAAAGCATCAGAATCAATTACCATAGTTACCTTTTCTTTTGCTGTTTTTGGCTCGTTTCCGTGCTTATTAGTCGCATCTGCATCAGAAGTATCATCTATCAATAATAAGTTGCCTAAAGCGTACTTTTTACCATAACTGGAACTACTGCCATATCTTTGTGCAGTTGCCATTCCTTTCTGCTCTAAATCAACTCCAACAATAGACTGGCAGTCTATACTGTCTTGTGAGTTACAATCCCAGATAGTAGCAACAGATGCCATAATAGGTGGATTTGCATTTATCAATGTTTCGTTTATTGTAAAATAAACTCCATACTTTTCATTGATAGGTTTTAATGCTTCTAGTATGCTTTCTGCACTTCTGTAATAATAGTTTCCGAATTTATTATAGCTACCTTTTTTAGCTTTAAATTCAAACTGTATCATACTTAATTTTGTCCGTAAATTCATTTCGTGTAATTCCATTTTTTTATTTGTTTGTTAGTGTATAATTAAAATTATTAATAAAGTTGTAATAACCAGCCATTCCATTGCTGACTACTTCTGCATCTCGAACTTCTATGCACAATGCTAGTCGTTCGTTTAAATCTGTCAATCTTGCATTTTCCATTCTTAATGCTTCGTTTGACTGGTTTAAGTAATTTAGCAATTCATCATTGCTACTAGTTTCAAATTTTCTACTCATTTTTTTTTGTTTTAGTGTTAATTAATAATTTCTGTAAATTCGTAATATTCATCATAGTATAAAGAATATGTCAAATATAAACTTTTGTTTTGATATTTTGTTAATAATTCATCTGCTTCTTGTTTTGTCAAAAAAACAGTATGTGGATAACCCTCTTCAAGTAGCACCCACCTTGTATCTAATTTTTCCATCAGTTTCTAAATTTTTCATAAAGTTCATAAACCATTTGCGTATCGTGATTAAGTTCATCTAGCTGATCTCCATCCATTGGCATACTATCATAGTCTCCACTTTCAACATATACATCAGAAAAGTCTGGATAATCGTTCCAGTCTATACCACCAAATTCTAAATTACTAAACAATTCTATTATCATAATTTTCGCTTTTAAATTGTTCATACCAAGTCTCAAACTTTTTGCTGACATAACTACTGCTAAACTCTTTTCTTTGCTCTGCTTGTGCTTGTCTCCAGCATTCTTTTAATTGGTCTTTTAGGTAGTTTCTTTCTACCTCAATAGCTTGTTCGTATGCTAATGATTCTGTATTTAAATTAGTAACTATTGCTAAAAATTCTATTGGTGTTTGTTTCATCTTATTTCTTTTTAAGTTTGTTAAACCATTCTTCCAAAGTTACCTTTTTACCAGCTAATAAATCTTCTGTGTGTTTGTAAAGAATCTCTAAAACTTCTTCCTCACTATAACCTTGTTGTTGTTTTTCTAATTCTTTGGCTTGTTCAATAAATTCATTTTTAATTGTTGGAAATAAAAATGTTTCGTTTGTTTTTTCTTTTAAAGAAATTTTTTCAATTAAAAATTCTACTGCTGTTTGTTTCATATTATTTCTTTTTAAATCTTTTACTTCTTCAAGTGTTTCTTGTTTAGGTTCTTCTGGTCCACAGTCACAATATGAAGTATGTCCACAATAGCATTTTGTTTGTTCTTCTTTTGGAATGATGATTGAAGGTCCTTCCATTTTTAAATCAGTTATTTTTTTCCACTCTTCATTAAATTCTTCCTGAGGCATATTGTCAAGAATTTCTTTTAATTTGCTTGCTAATTCAGATTTTGGAATGACGATTTTGTAACCATTTTTAAAACTCTTAATACCACGACCTTTCACAATAGCATGTACATTACCTTTTTCTCTAATTTTAACAAACTCACAACTTGGATTCTTAACAAACCATTCTAAGAACTTATCATCAATAGCTTGTACACCATCTTTGATTAAGTCTTGGTCTGTTGTTAGGATTATTTTTTTACAATACTTAAATCTATAATCTTTTTGATGATTAATTAAATGTCTTTTTTCAGTATGAGTTTGAGGTTTTTGTTCTCTTTCACTTACAAAAGTATTTATATACCAATCTCCTTCTTTAATTTCTTCATCAGAAGTGATGTAGATGTTTTGGTTTGTAAAATCATTATTCTTACTTTGAATTGAAGTTTTAATCATTCCAAATACAAAGTTTCCGTTATTTCCAATATGTAACCTACTTGGTTTGTCTGTTGGTAATGTGTGTAAATTTTTCATATTAGTCTCTGTTTTCAAAATAAGTTATTACTTCTCTGTCAAACTCTTCTCTCATATCTTCTATAAGATATTCGGCATCTACTCCATTAATTGTAATATTGTAAATTTCCCACTCTTCATACTCTTCTGGGTCTTCCCAAGTTGCCGACCTACCAGCAGTATAATTGTAATTAAATTCAAATTGTATACCTCGAAATTCTATGCTATCATTTAGCTTCTTTAGATTTGCCATCTTTAAATGTTTTTATGTTAATTTTTGCTACTTTTTTTTCTGTGGTTACTTCTTTAATGTGAAACAGAACTTCTATGTGTGTAAGTTCTTTATCTCTTTTAAATACTTCTACCATTTGCTCGTAAATTAGTTTATAGTCCTCGAAAGTCATAATTAAAAATTTACTAATGAATAATCATCTTTAGTCAGAATAATGTGGTCTAATAAAAATATATCAAACAACTTTAAAGCATCTCTAATTCTTTTACTTATTTGCTCATCAGCTTCGCTTTGCTTTGTATTTCCACTCGGATGATTGTGTGCAATAATTACACTAGTAGCTAAAGACTCAACTGCATACTTTGCAATTATTCTAACATCGACTACTGTACCAGTAATACCACCTTGACTAATCTTTGCATAGCCAATAGTGATATTTGCATTGTTTAATAGCAGAATAAAACAACTTTCGTATATTTCTATGTCGTCTCCATAAAACTGTCTAATAACGTCTACTGCATCGTAACTTTCCCTAATTTTTACGTTAGGGAAGTTAGTCTGCAAACTTTTTAATTCAAACTTTTTCATACGTTTTTGCTTAATAAGATTTTACAATTACCTATCTTAAATTCAAATTGGTTAGGATTGTCTGGATAAACATAATCATACTGCTCAAATCCTTTTAAAAGCACATAAGCGTGAATCTCTTCTGTATAATCTGCTCTTAATTGAATATCCCATAAAGATATATCCATTCTCCAAAATTTTTCTAGGTCTAAACCTAATGCGATAACTTGTGCTAAATTCTTGTTCATAATTTCTGTTGTTTAGTGATTATTTATTTAATTTTAAGTATTCAAAAATATCATCGTCTGTTTTAAATTCTGGTTTATTTACTTGGTTTAAACTAACACTTCCAAATCCTAAACCATAAGCAAAACCAGCAGACCTTGCATCGTGTATTTCTTTCCACATTTCTTCTTCATCTTCAAATTTTGATTTAAAACATATAGTTTTGACATAAGTAGCATAAACATAATTCTCTGTAATAATAACATTAATTTTTGTACTCATAATTTCTGTTTTTTAGTGATTAAATATTAATTAAAATTCTGATAATAAAATAAAGTGCAATAAGACCACCAGCTATAATCTGTGGTCTTTGGTGTTGTAAAAAGTATTTCATAATATTTGATTTTAAAAGTTAGTTTGATTTACAAATTCCAGTCCATTTAAAAGAATTTTCAGTATTTTCTATTACTTCAAAATTTCTACCTTTTCTAATTTCAGCGTGAATAGTGCAATCTCTTAACCAACTATTACCAGCATCAATTGCACCTTGTTTTGTTGCGTAAATTTTAGTAATTCTTTGATTTAATTCTTCTCCGTAAATTCTTTTGATAATTGAATAAGTTGTCATAATATTTGTTTTTAGTGTTTCGCCATTCTGTGGCTCATCAGTAAGGATAACACATCCTTATACACTTTCTAGCTAATTCTTATTTAGAGTAGTCTAGGCATTCGGTAACTAACCAGAGTATGCTCACCCAATTTTATAGTCTTTATTGACTGCCTCCACTTTCTTGATGTGGTATCTCAACATTCTACTAGGAAAGAATGAAATCCAATTTAATTGCTGGTGTTCTCCAGAATTCTTGCACAAAGATATAAACAAATTTTTAATAAAAAAAATATTTATTAAAAAAAAATTAAAAAAAAGCAAAAAAAAAGTGCCAGTATCATAAAATACTAGCACTCTCTCGTGTTTCACTAAAAACAAAAATAATGAATAATTATTATTAACTCATATAAATGCAAACATACGATATTATTTTAATTCTTTAATCAAAATATCATATTTTAATTTTTTTGCAATTAATTCTTCTTTTGTATATTTATAATCTCTTTTGGAATTGCTTTCGCTTTCTAACTCTTCTACAAAGTTAATTCCATATCTTTCAATTAAACCACTTCTGTACTGGAGTTCATTTCCATTTAGAAATCTGTTACATTTTCTGCATTGCTTATGGCAGTTTCTTTCATCGAAAATTAAACCACTAAATATTTCAGCTTTGAAATAATGACCACCATCAAATAGTTCTGTTTCTTTTACTCCACAACTTATGCAAGGTAATGTCTTATCACGCATTCTAACCCACTTTTGAAACGATGTTTTAGCTTCTGCCTCATATTGTCCTAAAGTTTTTAATTTGTCTCTTAAAATGGCTTTTTCTTCATTCCATTCTTTTTTCTGCTTAATAGCTTTTAAATTATTGGAATGAACTATCGCACATTTGTAATTACAGACTACTTGTGCGAACTGAACTGGAGCAAATTTACCTAAACAAACTTTACATTTTTTTTCTTTTGGCATAATTTAATTTTTAGTGAATTTTTTTTTGTAAAAGTATATATTATTATATTATATTATTATATTAATTAATATTATATTATAT